GTTATATACGAAGCTGACGAATACGACAGAGCATCTATAGAGTTTTTAGCCAGCGAATTCGTGCTTGAAAACAGAAGGCAGCCAACAATTGAAGAGTTGCATGCGCTACAAATAGGCTTTACGGCTGGAGTTAAATTTATGAACAAGCTAATCGAGGAGAGCTGTAATGAATGATATTAAATGGAAGGTGTTGCGCGAAGATTATTTAGAGAATCTCGATTTAAAAGTAACACTGTATGCACCGATAAAGTGCGCAAGCACAATCCGCATTGAATCAGAGAAGAAAGCAATCAGAACTATCAGTGGTAGTCGATACGAAACGAATGGCATTTATATCTTAAAAGATGGAAAAAGAACAAAACACAAGTATTCAAGCTTCGCAGAAGCGAAAGCTGCAGCGGAAAGGATGATTAGATGATAACGAGCAAAGAATATATCGAAGCAAGGAACGAAGAGATGGCAAGATTCATGCTTGCTCATTATGGGCTAAAAGCACAGAAGATGAAAATGATTGAAGAATTATCAGAGCTGATCCAAGCGCTTGCAAAAGATGATATTAATGCAATCAAAGAAGAACTGGCAGATGTAGAAGTCATGATAATGCAGATTAAGGACGGCATGCATATCGAAACTGCGGAAATAATGAATTACAAACTGAATAGGCAGAAAGCGAGAATTGAGAATGCCAAGAGAAAATGACAATGTGAAGACACCAGCACATTATGATTTAAATCTAAACGGAGTTGAGAGCATAGATGTAGTTAGGGCGGTGCTAGGCGATGAAGGTTTCAGAAAGCATTGTCGAGGCTGTGCACTCAAATATCTAATGCGAGCCGACAAGAAGAACGGATTAGAAGATTTAAAGAAAGCGCAGCAGTATCTCAAATGGGAAATCGAACTGCGGGAACATGCGGAGAATAAGAGTGCTCATGAAGAAAAGTGGGAACAGAATAACGCAATCAACATAGATGGAGTTGCGCTCCATCGTTAAAAAAGCTATAAGGGCGGTAGCAAAATGTTTACCTCTATAAATAAGCAAATCAAACTTGTATCGGTCATGAAGAAACTCCAATCAGCTGCCGCCTTTATATAAGAAAGGGAAAAGATATATGAAATTTATCGACTTCTTCGCTGGAGTGGGGGGGTTCACAAGAGGGTTAGAGCTTGCTGGACATGAATGCATAGGGCACTGCGAATTTGACAAATTTGCGGAAGCTAGTTACAGATCTATGCACACCATAACGGAAGAGCAACGAACTCTCCTTGGCAAACTAGATAAAAAGAAAAGACAGAAGGAGATTTTGAAAGATGAATACCTCAACGGAGAGTGGTACTCAAGCGATGTTCGAACAGTTAACTCTACCAATATTCCAAGAGCTGACTGCTGGACATTCGGTGCACCATGCCAAGATTTCAGCATCGCTGGAAGAAGAGCAGGACTTGAAGGCGAGCGAAGCAGTCTTGTGCGAGAGATTTTTAGAATCTTGGAAGAAACAGAAGAAGCATATAAGCCCGAATGGCTTATTTATGAAAATGTTAAAGGAATGTTGTCTGCTAGCAGAGGACTTGACTTCTTGTCAATCCTCACTGAAATGGACCGACTCGGGTACGATGCAGAATGGCAGATTATCAATTCAAGATGGTATGTTCCGCAAAATCGGGAGCGCGTATACGTTATCGGACATAATCGAAGAAGACGCAGATCCGAGATATTTCCTATCACGGGAAATGGCGGAGAAAGTAGTACAAGGCAATTAATTGTTGGCGCGAAAACAGGGCTATATGCATTTGGTATAGACAAATCATCCAACAAACCACAGGAGCTACAAGTTGCGAATTGCCTTATGACAAAAGATTACGGAGTATCGAAGAGAAGAAGCGAAGACACAGCAATCGCGATACCAGTGCTAACACCAGCTAGAGCAGAGAAGCGCCAGAATGGAAGAAGGTGCAAGGAAGCTGGGGAAGATATGTTCACTTTAACAGCTCAAGACCAACACGGAATCGCAATCAAAGTAAAAGAGGCAACAAAACAGGGATATGCGATAGCAGATGTTGGCGATTCAATTAACTTTAGTTTTCCAAATAGCAAATTAAGACGCGGAAGAGTTGGCAAGAATATCGCAAACACATTAGATATATCTTGTAATCAAGCTGTTGTTGCACCAACTAAAGATGCGGAAGGCATCTGGGCAGTGTGGAGCGAAAAGTATAAATGCTATCTAGCAATTAGAAAGCTCACACCTAAAGAGTGCTTTAGGCTGCAAGGGTGGACGGATGATTATTTTGAAAAAGCAGAATTTGTAAATAGTAACAGCCAGTTATACAAGCAAGCTGGAAATGGTGTAACAGTAAATGTAGTACAAGACATAGGAGAGAAGATATGAAAGCGTACGAAAAAAATCCAGAGTGGAACAAATTAATATTTAGAGAGCTAACACCAGAAGAAAAGGAAGAATATGCCAATTTCGATTGGTCATATATGGTTGAAAACTTACCTGATTACGGAGAAGAAGTGCTAGTAACTAATGGAAAAAACGTGTGGGTAGATTCTTTTGATGAAGATGATTATGTATACCTTTCTGGCACAGATGGCGAGATTGACAGCGTGACCGCGTGGATGCCACTACCAAATCCGTATAAGGGAGAATAACAAATGAGAGAAATAAAATTTAGAGCGTGGGATAAAGAGCATAAGAGGTGGACGAATTATTCGATTGCTGATGATTTACCGAGATTCTATGACAAACACACGGGGTGCTGGAAAACAGATAAAGAGGGCGAGAGATTTATTCTGTGCCAATATATAGGGTTAAAAAATTTTAACGGAAAAGAAATATACGAGGGTGACATCATAAGAGCGGTAGGTTTTTCAAAATGGATAGGCGTTGCAAAATATTCCGACAAAAATCAAGCTTTTGTATTTGAATGCGTAGATAAGAACTATATAGGAAACATAGTATTTATAAGTCAATTTAGCAAAAAATTCAAAATACTCGGCAACATTTACGAGAATCCAGAGATGCTAGAGGAGATATCAAATGATAATTAAATTAATAGGCATGATATACGGAAGACACAGCACGATATACAGAAGAATGATAGATGAGAAGGAAAGAAAGAAAAGAGGTTAAGCATGTTGATAACACCAATAATAACACTGCTAATTATAGTCGTAGGGGCAGCGACACATGACTATTTTCAACGAAACGAAGAAAAAAAGAAAGCGAAAATTGTGTTCGCTGTAATGGTAGTTGGAATAGCTTATATAGGTGTGCTCCCAGCATTTATTGAAATGTTTGGGTACATAAAAGAGCAGATATTAACTATGACAGCGCTTTTATCAATAGCATCTTTGATGTTTATTATGGACCTCTAAAGGAGAAAAGAAATGAATTCAGTAATACTGATTGGCAGATTGACAAGAGATCCAGAGCTAGTGTATACACCTGGCAATCAAACTGCAGTAACACATTTTAGCATTGCAGTAGATAGGCCAACAGCGCAAGGGAAAGAGAGGCAAGCTGACTTTATTCGAATAACAACATTCGGCAAGCAAGCGGAAAATTGCGATAGATATCTACACAAGGGAAAGCAAGTAGCGGTGAATGGTCGAATTCAGACAGGAAGCTACAAGAATAAAGAAGGACAAACGATATACACAACAGATGTAATTGCGAGCAATGTTGAGTTCTTGGGCAGTAGCCAGCAAGGAACTCCAAGACAGCCAGACGAAGCATATAGCGATAGTGCACCAAACTATCAAGAAGAGCTGCCCGATGCATTTGAGGCAACTGAAGAGGACATACCATTTTAAGGAGGTAAAAGAGAATGACACTTGAAGAGGCTATAAAGCACGCAGAAGAAGTTGCAGCTACAAGCTGCGATGTATGCAGAGAAGAGCATGAGCAACTAGCTGCATGGCTTAAGGAATTAAAAGAAATTAAGGAAAGTTCAGTCATACTTCCCAACAGTGGCAATCCATGGAGAATAGCACAGTTGATAATAAATGCAAAGTGCAAAATTCGAAATAATTGTTATATTGCATCGTATAGGACAATGATAATAAATACATTTGACAGAAGCGAGATTAAAGCTTTAGGAAAACACCTGTTAAATTATGCAGAGACAGAAGAAGAACTAGAGCAAGCAGAAAAGCTATAAATAAAGAGGATAAAAGATGAATCGGGAAGAAGTTTTTGAAAATATAGAAGCTCTTGCAAGTGAAGAAAGGGTCGAACGAAGAAAAGAAAACGAAGAGATTTTAAGAGAGCTCAAAGAAATTAAAGAACTTTTAAAAGAAAAAAACAACAGTAACAACAGAGTGATAACAAGATGGAAAGTGAGAGTCGCATTTCTTGATATGGATAATCGAATTTATCTTCGAGAAGAAAAAAACGTAATCGCAAAAACAAAGAGTGAGGCTATTGAAAAAGCGAAGGAAAGATGCGAAGAGCGGAGCTGGAGGAAAGAAGCAACGATTATCACAGCAGAAGACATAATCATTAATGAAAGTGAGAAATCAAATGGCAATAATTAATAAAACTGTATC